GAGAATCGTTGTCAAGAAGTTGAACAACAAGGCAATATCAGCATACGTCAACACGCAATTGAATTAGACAAGTCTACCGAACAAGCAAATTATCTACAAGTGGGCGGTGTCTTGGATAATGTTTGCAACAGTGCTTGTATGACTTGTAACAAGGAACACAGTAGTTTTATTGCTAGTTTGGTATACAAACAATATGCTGAATCAGATTGGCGTCCCGGTGAAATCACACAGACAGTTAACAACAGTGAACAATTTTGGCAACTTCCGCAAGAACGCATAGTGCATCTTGATATCAACGGCGGAGAACCAAGTTACAGTAAAAACTATCGACACATTCTAGCCAATCTGCCACCCAATGTAAAAACTTTAAGACTCAACACCAATTGCAACACTGTTCTAACTGAATTGACTGAAATAGCCGCTCGTGGGATCAAAGTCACAGTCACAGTCAGTTGCGATGGCATTGGTGATGTGCATGATTTAGTTCGTTGGCCCATCCGGTGGGAAGATTTTTATCGCAATCTAATGATTTATCGGACCATGCCTGTAGATTTGAATCTGTGGACCACTGTTAGTGTACTGAATGTTGGTGACTTGCCAAATATACAAGCATTCGCAAAAGAACATGGAATTGATCATTCGTATGCTTATTTAAAAGATCCGCCTGAGCTGTCGGTTGATAATAACAATCCAGAGTCTGCTCAAGCATACATACGCAAACAAAAACAATTGCGAGGAATTGAGTGAAGATAGCCATTACCGGACACACCGCAGGTATAGGACAAGCATTGTCTTGTGCGTATGCCAGTCACGAAGTTGTTGGCCTTAGTCGCCGTGATGGTAATAACATACGCAACATTCCTAAAATCTGTGACCAGATTGAACCGTGCGATATGTTTATCAACAATGCACAAGCCGGATACTCGCAAACTGAATTATTGTTTGAAATGGCCAAGCGATGGACCAGCACAGGAAAACATATTGTGGTTATTTCTACCATGATGACTCAGCAACCGGTCAGCAGTTTGCCGGGTCTGGACATGGATCAATACCGCATACAAAAACTATCGTTAGAACAAGCAGTTCAACAGATTAGACATCGACGGTTGGGTATTCGTATTACATTGGTTAGGCCCGGTGACATAGCAACCAGCGCAGATAAAACTGTGCCGTCATCTGCAAATCCTACCACATGGGCCGCAACACTAGTATCTATATTAAACATGGCCGAAGCCAATGGTCTTTGCATACCAGACATAAGTTTAGGGCCACTGTGACTCCCAAGGACATGCTGACTAATACACAGTTTTGTCCTATGCCATGGACTGGGTTGATGTATAACTTTGATGGCACAGTTAAAAATTGCATTCGCAGTAGTACTCCACTGGGTAACATACAAGAGCAAACAATAGAACAAATACTTACTGGCGACACTAATGCCAATAGACAGTCACAAATACAGCAACAACAACCTGTGAATAGTTGCCGACCTTGCAAGGATATCGAACAAAACAAACGTGGATTTGAAATAATAAGCGATCGTGTGTTTTATATTAGAGAACTCAAACGTACAGATCCAACTATATATGATCAAACTGGATACCACAATCTTCAATCCATTGATGTTCGCTGGACTAATCTGTGTAATTTTGCCTGCGTGTATTGCACACCAATATTCAGTAGTCGCTGGGCAGATGAACTAGACGTCAACATACAACAGCCCGACCTAGGCAAGTTTGAACAGTTTAAAAAATATATTTTTGATCATGCCGACAATCTTAAACATGTGTATCTAGCCGGCGGTGAGCCCTTGCTGATGAAACAAAATTTAGAACTATTGGATTTGTTGTTGGAAAAAAATCCCAGAGTAAATCTTAGAGTCAACACAAATCTCAGTAAGACTAATACTCAAGTGTTCGAACGTATCTGTGAATTTCAAAATGTACACTGGACCATAAGTGTTGAAAGTATGGATCAAGAATTTAACTACATACGATTTGGTGGAGAGTGGCAAGACTTTTTGGATAATCTACAACGTATTCAGGATCTTGGGCACAAGATATCTTTTAACATGCTTTGGTTTTTGTTAAATTACAATTCTGTGTTTGATTGTGTTGCATTTTTGAGAAAACAAGGTTTTCACCCAAATAGTTTTGTAATTGGAGCATTACTAACTCCAGAATACCTAAACATTAGACATTTGCCAAAAAGTGTGTTACAATTACTAGAGCATAAATTAGAACATCTAATTTCAGGTAAACCAGGATATTTGCTTGAAGATAGCTATCGGAATATGTTATACTATATTCAACAACCATTTGCAAAGGATCTAAACAGTTCCTTTGAAAAATTAGCAATAATGGACCAGCGACGTGGTGTAGGCAGCAGTAAGATTTTTAAAGAATTATATAAACTTAAAGAAGGAAATTAACATGGGAAAGCCATTTGACGTAAGCAAGTTCCGTAAGGAAATCACTAAGAGCATTGATGGTCTTAGTATTGGATTTAACGACCCGACTGATTGGATCAGCACAGGTAACTTTGCTTTAAATTATTTGATCTCTGGGGACTTTAACAAAGGTATTCCACTCGGCAAGGTCACAGTGTTTGCTGGAGAATCTGGTGCTGGTAAATCATATATCTGTAGTGGTAACATTGTTAAAAATGCACAAGAACAAGGCATTTTTGTTATCTTAATTGATACAGAAAATGCACTTGATGAAGCATGGTTACATGCGTTAGGTGTTGATACCGGCGAAGATAAATTGCTTAAACTTAATATGGCCATGATTGATGATGTTGCTAAAACAATCTCAACATTTATGACCGACTACAAAGCCTTACCCGATGGTGAGCGTATAAAGGTCCTGTTTGTAATTGATTCTTTGGGTATGTTGTTGACTCCAACCGACGTTAATCAATTTGAAGCAGGCGATATGAAGGGTGACATGGGCCGTAAACCTAAGGCACTTACAAGTCTAGTTCGGAACTCAGTCAACATGTTTGGTAGTTACAATGTGGGCATGGTATGTACAAATCACACATACGCAAGCCAGGACATGTTTGACCCAGACGACAAAATCTCAGGTGGACAAGGCTTTATCTATGCAAGCAGTATTGTGGTTGCTATGAAGAAAATGAAACTGAAAGAAGATGAAGATGGCAACAAGATCTCGGAAGTTATGGGTATCCGTGCTGGTTGTAAAGTAATGAAAACTCGTTATGCCAAACCCTTTGAAGGCATGCAGGTTAAGATTCCGTACGAAACAGGTATGAATCCATATTCTGGCATGGTAGACTTGGCAGAGAAACGTGGCCTACTCAAGAAAGAAGGCAACAGCCTAGTGTTTGTTACTAGCGATGGTGAGATTATCAAACAGTTCCGTAAAAAGTGGGAATCCAACGAGGCCGGTTGCTTAGACAAAGTTATGACTGACTTCAATAATCAGAAAGAAACTGTAAGTAGTACTGAAGACACTGTAACGGAGGAATAAGAATGTCAGTAGAATTAAGCAAAGAAATTTGGGATGAGCTCAAGCGTTATGTGAATCCACAAGATCGTGATGAAGCTGCAGAAATACTGGTGTCGGTACTCATCGATAACGATTGCAATGCAGATGATATTAAATCAACATTCAAAAGCGACAGTGATGTTAAACGTGCATTAACCAGCTATCTTAAAGATCATGCCGACGAGGATGAGGATGACGACGATCTTCATGATGACGAGGATAATGACTACGAGGATTATTGATGTGGTATAGTAAAGTTGTAGCAAACCTTGGCGCAATTCCAGATTTCATTGAACATTATGAAAATGAGCTAGTTGGCGCCAAAGCCGAATGTCGTATAGGCGGGCTTGTGGAGAAAAATATCACAGCCTTGCCAGGCATAACAGAGCACAGGTTCAATCAACTACAGGAAATCGAAGCAGTATTAAATTTCCTTAACATACAACTACGCAAAATTCGTCGTAAACATTTTCAAAAATATCTTGAAGGCTATGCTAGAACATTATCTAGTCGCGATGCTGAAAAGTATGTAGATGGTGAAGACGAAGTCATTGACTTTGAAACAATTATCAACGAAGTGGCACTGTTACGCAATCGCTGGCTAGGCATCATGAAGGGACTCGATACCAAACAATGGCAAATGGGTCACGTGGTTCGATTACGTGCAGCTGGGATGGAAGACATTACAATATAGACATGACACCAATTCCAATTTTTATCGGGTACGATCCTCGCGAAGCAATTGCATTCCATGTGTGTGCGAACAGTATTATTAGGCATGCTAGCCGCCCAGTGGCAATTATGCCGTTGGCACTTAACTTGTTTAAAGACTACACAGAAACACACACCGACGGCAGTAATCACTTTATCTACAGTCGTTTCTTGGTGCCGCATCTAATGAGTTACCAGGGCTGGGCAATTTTTATCGATGGAGACATGATTGTTAGAGACGACATTACTAAACTTTGGGACTTGCGTGAAAGTCACACAGATGTCATGGTAGTCAAACATGATTACAAAACCAAGATGACAGAAAAATATCTTGGTAGTAAGAATGAAGATTATCCGCGGAAGAATTGGTCCAGCGTTATTCTTTGGAATTGCAATAACCATCCTAATAGAAAATTAACTCCAGAATTTATTGAAAACAGTACAGGCGCATACCTGCATCGTTTTAGTTGGATCGATGATGAGCGCATTGGTGAATTACCTCGAGAGTGGAACTGGTTACCAGACGAGTATGGCCCAAATCCGGATGCCAAGCTGTTGCATTATACGCTAGGCACACCTTGCTTTACAGAATTTGCCACAACACCAATGGGTGACGAATGGCATCGTGAGCGTATGCTTACAGATTATTGCTTACAGCGTAGTCAGTAATGCTTGATAATCATGACAAATGGTTACAGGGCTGGTTGTTACCTGATTATATCAAAGAAAAAACACAATCGTTTAAATCTATCTCCGGATATTTAGGATCAGCGCCTGAGTCTATACTTGACATAGGGTGTGGATTTGCTTTTGAATCTCAACAGTTTTATCAACAGTCAAAATCTAATGTATGGTTATTAGATGGTGATTTTTCTAATAGTCCATCTAGAAGCGATCGGTTAGTTCGTTACGGCCCTGCTGAAACAATGAAATTTTATAATCCGATTGAAAAATTAAAAGAATATTTTGATCAACACACTGATTTAAAATATCGATTTGTTGATGCCACCAAGATTGATATTCCAGAAGATACAAAATTTGATTTAATTTGTAGTTATCTGTCTTGCGGATATCACTATCCAGTTGACACTTACCAAGATTTAATTAGGAAACATAGTCACGAGAATACCAAAATTATTATGGATATACGTCCAAGGACTGCACACGAACAATGTTTTGATATTGTGGAAGTAATAGATCGACGTCCAAAATACATAAAAGCAGAGATAAAGTTGAAATGATATTTCTTAGTAAAGGTGGAACAGACAAGTATATGAATATGCTTGCCGCTGGGGCACATGTATCGCCGACTAATACAGACGATTTTGTATATAATCACAGTCGAGAGCCAATTGTGTTACGTGGTATTTTGAAGCATAAAATAATGAAACAATGCTGGAATGATGGACGCACATTTTATTATATGGATACTGGATATTTTGGCAACGAAGTTAATTCAACCAATCCTCGAGGATATAAGCTATGGCATCGTATAGCAAAAAATAATTTACAACACACAGAAATTATATCACGCCCAGACGATCGATGGCTGAAACACAATCGTATTATACCGCCCTGGAAAAAAAGTGGTCGTAAAATATTAGTTCTTCCACCAGGCGAAAAGCCCGCCAAATTTTATGGCATTGATACTGAGCAATGGATCGATACTATTTTAAACACATTGGCACAGCACACAGACCGCCCGGTAGAAATTAGATCAAAACCAGGAAAGCGTGGAAATCGTGTTCTTGTTAACACGTTTGAGCAGGCACTTGATAATGATGTATTTGCGGTGGTAGCTTATAATACAATAGCCGCAACCGAAAGTATATTGCACGGCATACCTGTGTTTACAGTAGCCCCAAATGCCGCAGATCCGGTAGCTTGCAAAGACCTTGCACAAATTGAAACACCTTACTACGCCGACAGCGATAAGTTATATGCCTGGGCCTGCCATTTGGCCTACGGTCAGTTTCACATAAGTGAATTAAAAAATGGCACAGCATACAGGATAATAAATGAACATTAAAATTTTTATGGCAACAGCTAACAGTTACCTGGAACGAGAATTACTGCAAAATTTTGGAGCAGGAATCGATAAATGGATTCAAGAAAATTTGCCCGAAGAAGATCGTTTTAAAGATATTGTAAGGATTGGACGATGGGCAAACGTGCAGGCTGATGTTGTTAATACTTTAGAGTATGAATATAGTGAAAATTACACTCCGTGCGATGTTGCTGTGATGTCTGGAAGTTGGAAGCCAAGAGAAAAAGGACATCATTTAGTACGCAATAGTGTTGCACAAAATTCTAAGTGTTTCGTTTGTATCGAAACTCCATTACTAGGGCGCAAAACTTCAAACGAGAATACACACTGGAGAGTAGGTGTGAATGGATTTTTAAATCAAAGCGCCAGTTGGCCAGATCTAGATTCAGCTCGAGGCAAAACAAGATTAGACGATTTAGGGATTGAGTGGTCCGGCTGGCAAAATAATATTGACGGACACATAGTACTGGCATTGCAGTTGCCGGGCGATGCCAGTTTGCGAGGGACTGATATCAATGATTGGGCATTCCGAACCATACGAGACATACGAAAAGTAAGCGATCGTCCAATCGTAGTACGAAATCATCCACTAGCAAGCATGCGAGCATTTGGAGATCATGAAGAACTTGCCCGTAAAATATTATTAGAAGGGATCTCCAACATCAAATTTAGCGATGGTGCCGAAGTGGCCTTGGCAGATGACCTTGCTGATGCATATTGTACAGTAACATATACTAGTGGTTTAGCCATTGATAGTATCATAGCCGGTATACCTACAGTAGCATGCGATACTGGAAATTTTGCCTGGAGTATTAGTACTAATTTTGTTAAAGAAATTGAAGATATAAAAATGTCCGATCCTGCAGAGGTTAATGTATGGCTTGAACAATTAGCACTATGCCAATGGACACTAGATGAAATGTACACCGGCGAAGCATGGTTGGCATTATTGCCTGTAATTGAAACTGCAAAAAAATGACATCAGTGGCAGTATATCATCGCACAGTTCCTAACGCTAAGAATCCAGAAAAAGTTAATCTGCTGAAATTTTTTGCTGAGGGTGCTAGATTACTCGGTGAACAGGTCATTGATGTTGAAGATCACCAATATCGTTCTACAGACGTAGCAGTGATACAAGGATGGATTGCAGATGTTGCTGAAGCTCCTCATTTGCGTTTGCGAAATCAAATAATACAAGAACAAATTCGAACTAACCGACGTGTAGTAGCGGTTGATAGTAATTTATTTCTATATGCCACTCCTGGAAATCCTCAACACTATCTTAGATATAGTTTTAATGGTGTGTTTCCAAACACTGGTATCTATTGTGATACTACACCAACACCATCAAGGTGGCAACAAATTAGTAAAGATCTGGGCATCCACCTTAAAGATTATAGACCCACCGGAAATCATATTTTGTTATGTTTACAACGCAACGGAGGATGGTCGATGGGAGGATACAGTGTAGTTGATTGGGCGGTAACTACTATTGCTAAACTTAGACAACATACACAAAGACCTATACGATTACGTCCTCATCCGGGCGATCGTCAAAGCCCCCGTTACTGTAATGAAATTATACACCTTTGTAATCAAAGAGGTTTAGGATCGATTGAAATAAGTATCGATAATCCACCATTAAACAAAGACCTTAAACATTGCTGGGCAGTTGTTAATCACAATTCAAGTCCAGTAGTAGGTGCCGCAATCGAAGGGTGGCCAGTTTTTATTACAGATCCAGCACGAAGCCAGTGTGCTGAAATCGCCAACACTGATTTGACACAAATTGAAAACCCACTGTTACCAGATAGGCAAAAGTGGGTTGAACGGCTGGCTATGAGCCACTGGAATTTTAATGAACTGCAATCGGGTGCATGCTGGCGCCACATGCGAGAGTTTATTTAAAAACGCATACCAGGAAATACTGTACGCTTGACTTGACTGTTATCATGATCTACAGTATCAAATAATTCAAACGGTAAGTCCAATCTTTTACATAAGTCAGCCATAGCCTTAGTATCTTTGGGCAAACACATGCCACCGTATCCGCGCATGTCTGGACCACAACTTAAATAATCTGGGCTTGTAGTTTTGCGCAACAAGAAAGTATTTAGAATAGTTTCGTAATCGCTGTCTAACTTTTCACAAATTTCATACATGACATTAGCAAATACAATACGCACAGCATTAAATGTATTACTGTAATACTTAAGAATCTCAGCTTCAGTTGGAGTCATGCGTACCTTATTTTTTGGCAACCAGTCGTGTGCTTCACATACACGATGCCATGCACGATCGGTGTGGCAACCTACTGCTAACAAATCATGATTGCGAACAAAATCCTCTAATGCAGTACGCTCACGTAAAAATTCTGGAACAAAGCAAATGTCAAGATCTGGGTATTGATCAATAATACTTTGTGTTGTTCCTGGTACGCTGGTTGATTTAAGCGCAATAACACCTTGATAATTATTGGCAATAAGGTGCTGAATAGTTTGATGCACAATACTAAGATCGCACTCTCCGTTAGGACCAGGCGGCGTTGGCACACAAACAAATACCAGTTCGGTATCGAGCACTTCGTTAATCAGTGTATTAAATTTAGAATCATGAATCTTAACATCGTGTCCGAGCATTTTAAAGCCTTCGCCGCATGCACTTCCAACAACACCCCAACCAATTACACCTATTTTCATTTTAAACTCTCTAATGTTAATCTAATGCCTTCATCTAACTCGACTTTTGGCACAAACCAGGTAAGTCGATTAAACTTTGATACGTCGGCACACCGACGTTTTACTGAACCTTCTGGAGCATCTTTTAATATCAACTCTCCATCAATGCCAGCAACTGTTAGAATTTTTCCTGCTAAATCTTTAATACTGATCTCGTTATCAATGCCAATGTTTACAATTTCATTTGTAAACGATTCTTCCAGAATTACACGCATAGTAGCAACAATAGCATCACTGATGTACATAAAGCTACGAGTATTTTCCCAGCCATACAGTGTAAGATCACCAGTGAGTGCCCGCTGATAAAATTCAGGAATAAAGTGATCCTGTTGGCCTGGCCCATATACATTGTGATATCGTATAATTGAATAGCGTTGACCAAATTGTTCTTTGGCAGCAACAACCTGGATTTCATTTACAATCTTACTGCCTCCGTAACTCCAGCGAGGGTTAGTTACGTCACCAATGACCAAGGGAACCTTTTCATCTGTGGGAACTGGATAATTAAACAAATCCACAGCGCCGGCATAACTTTCACAAGTTCCAGTAAACACAAATCTACTAACTTTGCCAGCATAACGTTCTAACAGATATTGTGTTGGCAACACACCGTCTCGAACAACATCAAATGGCCGATTATAAAAATGTTTTGTACCGTTATGGGCGGCAAGATGTACCACAATATCTACATCCGGCAATCCATCCACAAA